GCTAAATCTGTTCCATAAATAGCTTTAAATTGTGGGTTTTCTTTGTAAGTATTTATGGTTTCTTTTTTAGCATCTCCTATCAATTGGATAAGTTCTTTTAGTTTATCGGATAAGTTATTATAATCACCTAAACGACCTGCTATATATTTTTTTATTTCCTCGTTGTCAGTAGGTAAAGTAGCTATATATGATTCTATGTCAAACGAAGATTGTTCTTCTTCCCACAATTGCTTTTTATCAAAAGATTTAGGTTTTGTAGTTTTAACAGGTTTAAAGCCTAGTTTATAATAATATATAGGAGCTTTACCTGCTACCGGCGTAGCATAGTTTTCACCAGTTCCTGGTGTGAATGAAGCACCCGTACCCGTAGCACTCATTTCTTTTATTTTTTTCTTAATAGACTCTTTTATTTTATCTATTTTTTTCATTTTGCTACAGCTTCTAATTCTTCAACTAATTGATAATATTGCAACAAGTTTACTAAATTATCATCATTTGGTTTATCATTTTTACCTAATATAGGTAAAATATTAATAACCTCATTAATTTTAATTTGAATAGCTTTATCAGTAACAGACTTACTAAGTGTAGATAAATGATTCTTAATTTCTGTTACCTTAGTGTTGTAAAACTCTTTTAATTTAGGGTTACTATCAACACTATTGATAAATTCTTTTAGTACTAATTTTTGATTTAAATTTAAGTTAGCATATTTACTATTAAATTTTTCTAATAACATTTTATATGCTAATACCTGTATATCCTTATCTTGTTGTTTAAATTCTTCTAAAACATTGTTTTCAATTTCTTGCTTATCAATATTAGATTTAGTTAAAAACTCTAATAATACGGTTTTATTTTCAATAATAGGATGTGGGTTAAGATTACCTTCACTGCTGTATATTTCTATAAGTGAGTATAAGGCCGCTTGTGCTTTATAATTAGGTAATTTCATTTTAAAGAAATCATCTACATTATAGTGATTTTTAATTTCGTTTACTAAATTATATTTTTGTCTTTTTAAAATTGATTTATTTAAATGTTTAGCACTTTCAACTATAGTATTAATTACCATGTCTGCTTTCGCTTCACTAACATTTACATTTTTAAAGAAACTTTCGTATAATTTATACTCTCTTCCTAACTCTGTTTTAGTAAAGTACTTTTTTAGGATACTAGATGCTTTTGACTCAACACCTGATAAAGTATCAGCTGTGATTTGTCTTACAAGCAATTCAAAGAGAATCCCAGTATTTTTGTACTTTGAATGTTTAATAGTCATTCTATTAATATATTTTTAATTATAAATATGTATAAAAATGTTATTCTCGTATTTGGGACTCATCTAATAATGAAGACTCTTCTTTCTTTAATGAGATTTTCTTTTCTAAACCTTCAAGTAAAGTTTTATTTTGAAGTGTTTCTAGCGCTAATGGTGATCCACCTTTAAAATTATTTTTAATAGATTTATCTTCACCACTATTATCGCCTTTCTTCATACCTGTTGCCCCCAATCTATCTTTACCAAATGGATTTTCTTGAGTACCGATATTAGTTGTTTTTTCTTTTGGACGACCTAAAGTTAAATCCTCATCATACCCTGTGGGTAATCCTCCATTTCTACTAGCACCGTATAGTGCTGCTAAATCATGTGGTGTCCCATATGATTTACCTGATTCTAATGGGTCGTTGCCTTCATTTTCAATTTGTTTTAATCTGAAAGTACGTTTTTGGTCTTCTGCAATTAAATCTCTGTATTCATCATATTGGTCTTCACTTAGATGGAAGATATTATCATAGATCCAATCAGTAGGTAGTAATTTAGTTTCTATCATCTGGCGAGCTAGATCTACCTTTTCTTTCATTAACGCAATTCTTTCTTGATCATAAATGATAGAAGGTGTAGTTAATGATAATTCAAAATTAGTTAACTGTTCGTTTTTATATCCTTGAGTATACAAGTGAACTAAAGCAATTTTATATAATTCTGATATGATAATTCTTTGAATACGATCAATTGTGCGAGCAAAACGAATATCTTCAGCTGCTAATGTTGCTTTACCGGTTAAGTCTTTTTCATAACCCATAAATGCTTTAGGTACTTTTAAAGCAGCGAATAATTTATCTCTTAAATAAACTACGTCTTCAATTGCTGTATAATCCATACCTTTAGTAGGTTCAATCTTAGTAGCACTATCATTACCTCTTACCGGGATATAAAAATCTTCTAATATGTTTTGTTGATTATATTTCATATTATATTCACCAGTTTGAGGATCAATAAATGGAGTTTTCTTCATTGTATTGATAGTCTTTTGCATGAAGTTTTCTACTTCATTTGGTGGAATAGAACCAACATTAATATAGAAAATACGTTTTTCTGGGGCGCGAACAATACGATGGATCAACATAGCATCTTCCATCAAGATATATTGTTTAAATAATTTACGAGCAGGCTCAAGATATGATCTACCATATGGAAGATAGTTCACATCAGTAATTAATCTGAAGTGAGCCATCTCATAGTTGTCAAAGTATATGTTTTTATCATTCTTTTGAGTAGCATAATTATCTTTACCACCTAAACCATAGTAGCCTGAGCCACCAGCATAGCCATCTGGTGAGAAAGCAAATCTTACTTCGGCTGGTTTTTTAATATCGTAGTTTTCTTGTCTTTCAATATGGTAAGCGGTATATGGGATAACATTATATACACCAAATTTTTCTGCAATTTCTAATTTTAAGAAAAAATCTCCATATTTACACATTTGGCGAATCCAAGACCATAAATTAAACTCAATGTTTAATACATCGTAGAATAAGTTATATAAGATCTTTTGTGTATCTTCGTCGCTACTTTTAATTTGAAGTACTTCTCCCATATCGTTCTTAAGAGTACATTCGTCTGCGATTATATCTAAAGCAGATGCGATAATAGCATCTGTGTCCATGGAGTCATAATCTGAGTAAATTTGGGTGCGAAGATACTTCCAGTTAATATTTAATTGGGCTCCGTATAGTGAAGTACTATTACTTGAGTATATGCGATTATATCTGTCTACTAAAGAGTTTGTTTGATATTCTCCAGTCATTTGGATGCTGTTAACATCCATTACTTTTAAATTATTCCCACCAGCATTACGAATGATTACATCTGTTGCGAATAATCGTTGTAGCCTTGAAAATATACTAGTATCTGCCATTTTATGTTAAATTATATCAATAAATATTATAGTAACCAACTAATGTCCTCTTGTCCGTGACCATAATTTATTTGATATGGGTTATTATATTGATTTGGAGAGTATGCTCCGTTGAAGCTAGGTTTATTAACTGCTATATTACTTAACATTGCTCTAGTTAAATCCATTCCTTGTGATTTAAATTTTAAAGCGGTATCTCGTATGTACATTGCTGTTCCAAAACTCATAACTAAATCGTCATTATATCCTGATTGCGCTTCTGCTTTACCATTTTTCCAAACGAATACTTTCATTTCTTCTACTAAACGTTTAGATTGGATAATAACACTCTTATCCCCAATATACTCACGAAATTTATTAATGACAAGGGGTCTTGTTCTTAAGTTCATAGTAAAGCCAGGTACTAATTTAGATGGATCATCTAATTTTTCTAAATACGACTCTGCATTTACCGTTTCCGTTTTAGGAGAATAATATAAGTTCCTATATCCTCTTTCTTGAATTGCATCTAATGTAGCCCAACCAATATTATTGTTTTCAACTACTAACAATGCTTCATTATATTCAGTTGCAATAGCTACTAATAAATAACCAAATTCTTTTGGTGATAATTGTCCTTTATATTCACCTACTTGAGTGTTAGTTTCAACATCTATAATATGGAATGCTGAGAAGTCTTTACTGTCTCCTCGAGCAACATCACCAACTACCATATATGTTCTAGTGTAATCTGCTGGTTCCCATATCCATAAGTTATGGTCAACTCCTCGTCTTTCTAATGGGTCTTTAACGTATGTTTGTGTAATAAAATCTAGATATTCAGGATAGAATACTACGTCTCCAGATGTGTTAAAGTCACAGTCACATTCTTGAGCTGCCATTCTTGGGTCGCCTAGCAACTCATCTTGTCGTTTTCTCCAGTTTTCATCCCGTTCAGGGTGAACATACCATGGTAATTTAATAGGTAAGAATTGGTTTTCACCTGCTTCTGCTTTAACCCACGTTTGATGGAACCAGTTACCTGTACCATATGGAGTAGATAATACAATTGCTCCTCCACCCGTTGCTAGGGTTTGTTGGGCAGATGCCCATATTTCACCAATACCATCAATGAACGCTGCCTCATCTATAATAAGAAGAGATACT